GTGGAACTCCCATCTAAAAAAAGACCAGCCTTCTTAGTTTTAATCATGTCCATCTCTTCGGGTAGTCGATCTTGGCGTGAGAAGTTACATCGTTTACACGCAGCTACTAAGTTATCTGGATCATCTGATCCGCCTCTAGCTACTGGGATCACATGGTCGCATGTATTGGCTTCCATTCCACACCAGAAGCAGATCCACCCGTCCCTATTAAGGATACGAATACGAAGCTTCTTCCATTGTGTCGAGTTGCTTTTACGCTGTGAGTGTAGAGTCATTAGTAATAGTTCCTCTCTTGATGGAATGCCCACGCTTTACAGTTACTACCATAACGATTCGTAATGTATTTAAGAGTAGCGTCTATCTGTCTGAATGGATCGAGATCTCTGTAATGCTTGGATCTCATCTGGCCTAGTCCGAAGTGACTACCGTTCTTAGCTAAGTAATTCCAGCGAGATTCTTTAGTAATGATTCTGTTAAAGCATTGGAACTCTTTATAGTCCAAGATTCGACTATGAGAGTAGAGCTTTAGATGATCTACAGAATAGTTCTTAGCTGTTGCTTCTGGAATGCTTACTGTTAATAGCAGAGCCGTAAAAGCATAGAGCTTGGCCGATAGCTGCATTCGCCTTAGCGAGCTATCCGCCACAGCGGCTCGCTTTAAGCGATAACAGCGTACCGAGACTGTCAAGTTTAACAGTGTAACGAGCGTGTTCTTGGGCGATTCCCACAGCCTGTGGATAACATCTGTGGATAACTTCATGGCTTACCGCCCCACCCATTACCCTTAAACACGACTCCACCAAGCGAGTAAATGCGCTTCATAGGTACAGTGCAATTAGGACAATAAGGATCTCTAGCCAGTGTGTCCTCGATGGGTCGCTGGACTTCTAGCTCTTTACTGCACACTTCGCAGCGATACTCATAGGTCGCCATTAGCTTCTCCAATTAGTGCCACCGTCATAGTCGAGCAGACGCAACACTGGATCGTCTTTACATTCTCTGGAAGATTATCTGTAATTACACGAATAAGTTGCTCTGTTTCTTTCTTACACATTCGGCATTTATAGCGCAGCTTGTCCATAGTTGCTCCCTTTAAGATTCTCGATCGGCTGTAGATTCTGTTGCGTAACCCACCAAGTAGGCTGCTTCGCGTGTTTGTATCGTGGACGCTTGGCCATGGCTACGGGTATCCAGCCCGCTAACCTGTAATTCGGGCTACTGCCTACGACTAGAACGGCGACATCACTCTGGCGATCATTCTCGTAGATGATGAGCTGACCAGAGTCATAACGCGTCCACTTTACTTCGATAAAGCTTCCGACATCGGCCGTCTTCTTAAATTGTGAAAACCTTGGATCGAAATCGATAAAGCCTAAGTAACGAGCGACTAAGATCTCGGCCACGATTGATTCGGCCACTTGCGCGACATAATCATGGAAGCCGAGTTCTCTGTCGTATCTGCTCGAAGCGTCTGCGTGACCTTGGATCTGGGCGATTCGTTCTAGAGCTACTGTATGAGCTAAGACTTTATCTTCGATCGTCGGTTTAACCTTCATCTACAGTCACCACAGAGCCAGATTAACTTTTCTCTAGCTTGTCCCTTGGTAAAACCGAATTTATCGAACTTTACAAGCTTCTCGCAGCCGTCGCACTTTTCGATCGGGTACTCGGCAATTACTTCGCCATTCTCGTAAAGTCTGGCTGTCATCGTTTGCGGATTAAGAATTTCTATGTAGTTGCTCATAGATGTAACCGATCTTCGCACTTATTACAGAAGAAGACGACTAGACCGTCATCTCTATCGTATTCGTTTACTTGCGTAAAGTCGTCACAGTCCGAACAATTCTCAACGCCACCGTAACCGCTAAAACTGTAGATGTTTCCGTCTGGCGATGTGTAAATCTTCTTTAGATCGAAGTCGCTCATCTTTAGACCTGTGGCTTCCACTTGCCATCGCTGGCTAAGACATACCAAAGCGGCGAACACTGTGTCGCCTTGGTCTTCTCGACGCAGAACCAGCCGCCCCAAGCCTTACCAGTTTTAGCTTCGCCAGTCTTAAAGATTCGATGTCCATGGCTGCACTGTGGAGCTTCTGGAAGTAACTCTTTGCCCAGCTGCTTAGCGATCTCGTCCATCGATGATCCAAGGCTAGGAAAGCCGCTCTGCTCGGCTTCTTCTGCCGTCTTATAACTTGGCACTTCGCCGAACTTCTGTGTCCATGGATCGTAATCGTCGGCGGTTGCGTTCGCGACCTTCGTGCTAATGGTCTCGACTTTCTCCATGTCCTGACGCGTAGGACGCTTATCTGCTCCCAGTAGTAAACCGATAGCTCTTCCGATAGCCGATGTGACAGTATCCTCGACGAAGAACTTCTTCATGTTGATGTTATAAGTCGCAACATTACCGAACGCGTAATCGGTAGCCGATGGCTGTAGATCTTCGTACTCGCGAAAGATCTGGGCTTGGATAAGGACATAACCCTTCTCGGCGTTAAAATCCACGATGTTCGTCTGGACTCTAGCTGTAGGGTGTGTAGCCCATAGACGGGCTATTCTGGCTGCCACATCTTCGTAATTGTCTAAGAAGCTCATTAGCGCACTTCCTTAGCTGCGTGACGAGATACAGCTCGACCGCGCTTAAAGCCTTCGCGCTGGCCTTCTTTATAACCTACTGAGTAGCTCATAGCTGCCCATAAGATCCCAGCTATTAACATCATTACGATAATCGATAATTCGTTCATTACTTGCTCCCGATACTGAAAGCGACATTCGCGCTCCCTATGTAAAGAGTGAAGCAAGAACGGGTCTAGGTCAAGATTCCCGCTTATCTGTCGGCGTGTCGATTGGTGTTTTCGGTTTGGACTTTAATCCGTTACCCGCAAGAACTCCGCCTAGTGATCCAGTTAAGAAGATCGCGAGAGTCTTTAGAAGATCAATAAAGGCCGCGTCGTTCGGAGCTTGATTACCGATCGGCTGTGTAACGAAGATAAGCGCGTAAGTAATGCCAAGGGTTACGATCAAGAAGACGGCGGCTAAAGTCGAGCCGATGATAAGAATTAAAGTCGCGTGGACTTCTTCTGGGCTACGGCGTCGAGCTGGGCTGTGGAGCTTCTTCTCCAAGGACATCGCTAGTACATGTTCCAGTAGGGATACATTGTGGCTTTTGACATTCTGGCTTCGACCAGTTCTCGTATTCTTGGCATTCATAGCGAACCCAACCCTGATAACCACAAGCGGAAAGCCCGACCGAAAGGACTAGGGCCAGACTTCCCGCGAGTAGTTTCCGAGTCACTTCCCCGATAACCCGAAAGCTGAATCTTTAGGATTTAGCCAGCGTAGGACTACAGGCAGAACGGCGGCAAGGCCCGCCATGCCGATCGCCTTGGGATCTGTAACTCCAGCCATGTAAACAGCAATAGACGCAGCTAAGAAGCTACGCGCCCAGCTTGCGAGTAACGCTTTTAAGTTTTCCATCTTTCTTCTCCTTAATCTTCGGCTTCGCTGCCGACTGAGTAGGTACTTCGACGACTGGATAATCGCCAGCATAAGCAACGAACTTAGGTCGTCCGAAGCCTACGATCTCTTTATCGCTCCCGAATGCCCGCTCTTTAATCATGACCATTCCGCCGTTACGCTGATCGCCAGTTCCCGAAGTATTACCTTCGATGGTGATAACAGTTTTTGATTTAACTCCTACGACGATTCCGATGTGCGAGATACGATCGACGCCATCATGCGGGAAGTCCATAAATGCAAGATCGCCGATCTTCGGCTCTACCGTTACGAAGCGGCTTACTTCTTTAAGCTTATGCGCGCCCGCAGCTGTAGAGACCATCGATGGAATCTTTACGCCCGCTGTGTGGAATACCCAATTACAGAACGATCCGCACCATGGTAAACCGTCGGCCTTCGTAAACTTTCCGTACTTGGTTAAGTTATCGCCTTCTTCGACTGTACCGACTTCGGCCAGTGCTACTTCTACCACTGCCGCAGCTGTACCGATTGGATAGTTCATTCGGCCGCTACGATCGGTGTGAATTGTTCCGCTTCTGGGTTTAGATAGCGTTGATAGTCTGAGTTTGCTGGGTCTGCTGGTATCCACCAGCCGTCTGAACGATTGACTGCAATAAGTTCGCCTGCTTCATTTACTACTTCTGTGTATGTGTATTCCATTTTATAACTCCGCACTCGCTAGGATGTAAAAGTCGTATCCAACTGCTGCAACAAAAGGCGCAGCAACAGCATAAACGGCAGAAAAACCACCTGGGTTAGTGCCTGGGTATGAAGTGACTGTAATTGCAATTTGAGCATTTGTTGAGATACGGCGTACATAATTTGCGCCGCTTGATTGTCCTATTGTTACAGATGGCGTTGTCCGCATTGTAACTGGATAACGGACATTGGCTAAAAGATAATCAGTAGAGTTTGAGTATCCTGAAAACGGTTGATCTGTTCCGTTGCGTGTGTCTAAGTAATACCTTTGACAAGCGGCCAATTCTCCTTGAAGTGTGCCTGCGTTGCGCTGAAATGCAGTACCGACCGCCGAACGCTCTAACTGAACTCCAGTAACCTCGAAGCCATCGCCAACCGCTAAACCGCCCGCGGGAGATTGTGAGAAATAAGCTCCGACTGTCTTAGCGGTTGATGGTATGCCGACGGTAAGAGTGCAGTAAGTCCAGTCTGTAGCGGCAGTTCCGAAAGAAATAGTAAACGCAGTCGATCCGACTAGGGTGTTTATTTTTGTGTCGGCTGTAGTGTTGTATCCGATCGCAGCTGTTAGCGACTTACTTTTAGTAGTGTTCGCAGTAGCGCGAGCATAAAAAGATAAAGTCGCGGCAGCTGTACCAGCGAATCTAATACTGTCCTTAGTTTCTAAAGTTTGAGAAAGAGTCATAAAAGGATTTGCCGCGCTCTGATTTATGTACTGAGCGTAAGCGTCAAAAGATTCTGGCGGATTATTACCACCTGCGACAGTTTTCTGAGCATAGTCAATAGTGCCGCCGCGAGCGACATACCAGCGATCGGCTGTGTAAGTGTTATCGGCTGCGATTCCTGTAATCGTTGCGCCTCTTTGTGAAATGTCAAAAGTCGAGTTAATGAGAGCGTTCTTCGCGCCTGATCTGTCTCCTTGCCAGCGAAGTCCCGTCGATGTAGTCGAGTCTGCTAGAAGCATTGATCCATTTCCGCCGACAGAAGTAATCGCTGGGACATCGTTTGCACTAGCTCCAATTATGTCGCCTTTAGCGTTTACGATAGCGTTTTGGATAGCGTTAGAGTCGTCCTGAGCTACCCAAGAATAATCTAGATCTGTGTTAGAAGCTTTCGCTAACACTTGTCCAGTCGTTCCGCCTTTAAGATCGACTAGAGCTGTATCGATGTCCTGACCAAGAGCTGCGATCGCCGTCGCGCCGTCCTTGACCAAGTCGGTCGACTGCGGAATGTCCCAGCCGAAGTTCGTAGTAGTAGTTGCCATGTTATGCCACCGATCCGATCGCGTTTTCCCATGTAAGAGTAGGGCTTATTGTATTCCATGACTCGGCCGCGTTGACTTGATTCCATCGGAGTGTCACCTGCGAGAACTCCAGCGGCGAAGCGTTTATCGTAATGAATAGCGAGTTATAACTGGCCCTAAAAGACCAGCCTTCGACATAACCTTCGAAGACAGTGTCGACGATGTTAGGCGGAAGATCTGTAACGCGTAGCGGCATTCCCATAAAGATTTTTAGAAGCGCGTCGCGGTCTGTGTCGTCGATGTCTGGAGAAGCTATAGGGAACTCGATCGAATCGAAGAATGCCCGTGGATAGGCTTTAAGCTGTAGACGACGGTCTAGAGCCAGAATCGCGTCGGCTGTTTTCTCGATGTTCGTGTCCCAGATTTCGGCGAACTTACCGAACTCCGAGATAGAAGCCGCTTGGCTATCTGTAAGCGTTAAGCCGTTTTTATAGTTAATCGTAATAAAGTTACGGACATCTCCGCTTCGGGTTACTGACTTTAAGCCGACTCCGATTCCCTGAGTTGCTGAGATTTCTGTATAGCCGTTAGCTGCGAGATAAGTCTGTCGATGTAATGCGTCGGCGTACCCGATTCGTCCTGATCCGTCCTCGAAGAGATAGCCGAGACCAGACTCCGCGATCTGGCTGGCTAATGTGTAGCTAGAGACTGGGTCGGCCGCTCTGTTGACCATCTCGTATTGCCCAGGCTGATCGATTTCTCCAAGTCCTACATTCTCGGCGTTCGCCCAAGTCGTCGTCGGATCGTACTGATACCACTGTAAAGCGGGAGCTACTTCGTTCCAGTTATTGAGAAGTAAATCGGAAAGAATGTTAAAGATCTGAGTTCCGTCGTAGTCCTTAGCTAAAGATAGTTCCCAGTTAGCCCGAGCCAGTTTAGAAAGTGCGCCAAGTGCGGTAATGCGAGCCGAAGTAACATAAGTCGTCGCTCCAGCTGATACGACGCTTATTTCGATGTCGCTGATAAAGCCGCCGTAGAGATCGACATAAGTTCCCGTCGAATCCTTAATCGAGATAAGGATCTCGTTACCGACTGTAAACGGGTAAGAAGTATTCTCTAGGTTAATAAGTTCGATGTAGCAATAGCCCGCGACTGGCTGCTCATAGACAGAAGTTCGGCCGCTAGTGATCTGAACGCTGGCCAGTGTTACTTCTTGATAATCGACGCCATTTATAAGGACGCGCCATTCTGGATTCCAGAGTGTCACGCGAACGCACCCGATCCAAGAGTTCCACGATAGCTCGAATTGTTAAGAACATTTATAATCGCTCGGGCTGTACCTTCTGGATCGATCGCACCGTTAACAGTTAGGTTAATGACTGAACCTCGTCCACCGCCTAAAGAATGATTCGGGATAATCGCTCCGCTATGACTTGGCGTAAATAGTTCTGGCCCTTGCTCGCCGACAAGATAAGAAGTTCCCGAAGTAACTGGGCCACCCATAGCGCGCGCTCCACCGAATACCCGATCGATAAGACCAGAGATTCCAGAGACGAGAGGATTATCTTTAACTAATTTAATAAAAGCCTTTACTTTGTCGATCATGTCGTCCAAGAATCCGACCACTCTGGAGACGCCAGTAATTACCGCGGAGATTGCCGTTCCAAGAACCTCGAACGCGACTTTAAGAACTGTTCCGATAACTGGCCCCATGGTGTCTCTTACGAACCCAGCCACCGACTTAAACAGCGTAAAGAGCGGACTTAGTTCTGCTTCATTACTAGCGATCGCGTTCTTAATTTTGTTAAATGCTGAGAAGAGTCCTTCTAATGCTGGGCCGAAGACAGCAGCGAAGAACGGAGCTACGAAGTCTTTCATAAAGGTGTAAAGAGACTTAAAAGCTGGAACGACGAAGTCCGTAATAACTCCCTTAACTGTATTAAGAGGCCCTTCTAAATCTTTACCAATAGACGAAGCCATAGAAGAAAGAGCTGGAATAACCTTATCGACGAAGACAGTAACCATCGGAGTAATCGCGTCCAGTACGAAAGAGCCTACAGTTTCTTTACCTTCATCGAATGCGATGTTAAGTCGGTCTAACTTTCCTTGGAAAGTGTCGGCCTTGGTAGAAGCTTGATTCTCGAAAGTATCGGCGAGCTTCTTGGTAATCTCGTCCATCGAAAGAGTTTTTAACTGGGCCGATGATAGTCCGACTCCCAGCTTTCCAAGGGACGCCGTATTACCTTCGGTTGCCTTGGCCAGAGCGTTAGTAACCGCTTCGAGCGATTTACCGCTGCCCGCTGAAATGTCTAGGGCTAGAGCTTGGAGTTTTTGGGCTTTTCCTACATCGCCAGTAGCGCGAGCTAATCTTTCCAACGATGGGCGAAGATCATCGTCTGTAACTCCGAACGCTAAAGATGTTTTAGTTATGTAATTTTCTGTCGCCTTAATCTGGGCGTCTGTTGCTCCTGTTACATTTTTTAATGTGAGAGCGAGTTTTTCCTGAGCGGCTGCGTCTGCGATCGCAGACTTAACGCCATCGATTAGAAGCTTTCCCGCGTAAGCTGCGGCGGCCACTGTTGCAGCTGCGAAAGCGGCAGCGGCTACCTTGCCGAACTTGCCGATCTTGCTAGAAAAGCCTTCGACTTCTGTTTGTGCGCCTTTAACGCCCTTCTTTAGTTCGTCGAAGTCGGCGTCGAAAGTTATCTTTACTTTTGGAATGCCAGCCATTAGTCGAGACCCACTTTCTTAATTACGCCCTGAATAAGATCGATGTATTCTTTCGCGACGATTGGCGTGTAATAGTCAACAGCTGGAGCGATCCAGTAGCCGCGCTTATTGCGCGGGGCCTTAAAACGATCGGTATAAGCGCGACCCAGTGAGTCCGTACCGCGACCGCCGCCGTATTCTGTTCCCCATAGAAGCGCGCCCGCTGGAGCTGCGCCCTGTCGGACTTTATTACCTTTACCGCTCTTAGAAGCTTCTCCGCCGTATTTACGGCCGACCTTCTTAGGGCCACCGATGTCGACACGAATAAGTCGATCTCTTTTAGCGACGATTGTCTGAGCTACGAGCTTAGTCTGTGGAGCTGGCGCACCATTCGCGCTCATCATGAGTTGGCCCGCCAGACGCTTCGATAGTGGAAGAGCTGCGTCGCGGATCTCGTTCTGTGTTTCCTTGTCGAGAAGATTAAGAGTCTGGATCAAGTTTTTAAGCGCGGCTGGCTCGACTTCTATCGAGTAGACGCCCTTCTTACTTGCCATTCCGTTTCTCCAGTATCTCTAACGCCGTTAAGATCTGCTCCGCCGTCTGCCACTCGCTCATCGGAATCTGTGTTGCGATAGAGAGTTCGACGATTAGTCGATTTAGGCTTCCGACGGGATAGCTTTTGGGTTTGCGTTACTCGCTGAGACTTCCGCGACCGTTTCGATCCAGACCTCGTAAGGCTTGACTGGAGTTCCCGCAGCTTCTCGCTTCATGGCTGCGTAGCCAAGAAAGAGAAGATCGTTTACTCCAATAGATTCGGCTTGCTGGATAGTCTTTCCAGTTTTGCTTTCCCACTTCGACCACTCGGGAGAAGCCGCCACGAATGTAACGGCCTCTCCTGAGAAGTATTCGACTTCGATGTTTAGTTTCATGCTCGCTCCCGATTCTGTTTTTTAGCTGAATGTCTCGCTTGGTGTTCCCACTACTGTAAAGGATAGCGTTACAGTTTGAGCGTCTGGGCTAGAACCGCCGACGCTTGGAAAGATTGGTAGAACATTAAATGCGAAGACCGCTCCTGTAACAGCTGTTAGCGATACCGCTAAAGTCGTGTTAGGTGCTGTCTCTGCCGCTGTCCATAGAGCTTCGCAGAGTGAATCCGCTGCGCCCCAGTCTGCAAGCATTTCGACATCGAATGTCCACTGCTTATCGATCGAACGATAAGCCTTAGAGTGAAGAGTGTCGTAAGTTTCGATAGTTACATCTCCGCTTAGCGTTGCGCTTGTCGCTTGCTCGTTATAGTTTTTGGTCGCGATCGTAACCGAAAGATCGCGCCCTGTAATTACGGTCGTGGCCATGTTGGTCTCCTAGTTTGTTTGTGTGTAATAAGTCGAAAGCTGAATCTCGCAAGCGAGAATCTCTGACGCTCCTATGTTTAACGGAATCGGATTCGATACATCTCCGACCTCGTACCCTGACGGAATAGCCGCCAGAATGCTAATTACGAGCTTCTCGATGTTATCGAGCGCGCTCTGATTATCGTAAATCGCTACGCCTACAGTCATAACTAAATTAACTTTTAGCTTGACATTACCTTTACCCAAGAAGCTCGGCTCTAGGTAGGGAGTGTTCGGGACTATTGCAGCGAATGGAACGATGGGCGACTCTGGGACTGAGTCGTAAGTGTTAGCCGCTACTCCTTGGATCGCTGTCTTTAATGGAGTTCGGACGCTAGTTAAGATCGAGCTGGCAGTCATTATCCGACCATCGTGTCGACATCGATGTAATTACCCAAAAGGCCCACGACGCGATTTAACAAGCTGCGCCCCATGCGATAGGGACTCGAAGCGAAGTCGAGACCTTCGATCTGACCGCCCGCAGCTGTGCGAGATTGGAAGACTTCGATCGATACAGCATAGATAGCGGACTCGATGGAAGAGTTACCCACATAAAGAGTCGCAGCTGAATAGCCGCTAAGAGTCGCTGTTCCGTTCGGAATGATCTGGCGACGAGTTACATCTGCGCTCGTAAGAGCTGCGGAGAATGAACTGTCTGTAACTACTGTAAGAGTGTGAGTGGCTGTGAATGGAGCTGGAAGACCAGTTACGACGATCGACTGTCCGACGACGAAAGTGTGAACGCGTCGAGTGTAGAAGATCGCTACATTATCTTTTAATTCGTACTCGACTATAGCCGTCGAGTTCTGGATAAGCAGCGGGAGAATTGCCTGTTCTGCTGTGTCGATGATGTCGTTTAAGTAAGCGTCGTCGTAGAGAGAAGAGCTAACACCTAAGACGGATCTTAGCTGCGAAGCTGTAATGATGTTAGGCATTAGCCCTTCCCTTCTACTGCTCGCCTAGCTCGGGAGCGAACTAGGCGATGATCGATTTATTCGGATTACGCCTTGTTATTCTTAAATGCGCCAGCTGCGATCTTTGTAGCTAGTGCGCCATAACCGTAGTAGCCGACTGTAATCTGGCCAGAAGCGATTACATCTGCGCGTAGGCGGAATGTAGGCCCTTCGTACCATGTGTAAGCGTCTGGGTTAACGACTAGAAGAGTTCCGTCGCCATCGCCCGCATTAGTTGGATCTACGAATAGATTTAGGCCCGCGACATTACCTACTAGAGAATCTGGACGAACTACACCGCCCGCATTCTGTGGCTGTGAAGCGTTATAGATCGGACGACCTGAATCGTTAAGAGTCATTAGGTTAGCCCATTGACCAGTCGAAGCGATTAGAGACTTCGCGAATGGAGTAGGAAGTCCCGCTGTAGCTGAGTAAACAGAAGCAGCTCCGCGAGAGATAACTCCAAGTAGCTCGGCAGCTGTTGGATAAGTAGTCGTAGTAGTTCCGTCCAGCGTTGCGCCAGAGATTAGTAGACCGTTTACATAAGCATTCTCGGCCTTAGCCTTGGCTGCTGCCATGTTACGGATTAGTTCATCGAAGAACGCTGGAGAAGTACGATCTAGCAATTCGACAGAGAATGTCTGTTGTCCCGCGAACTTCTTAACATCTACAGTAATGAAAGCTGCGTTCTGGTCTGTGTCGCTCATTGGTGAAGCGTCTTCGGCTAGAACCGCAACCGTAGGAGCTTG